AATGACGCTGGAACTGCAACAGGTCTTTCTGAGTTTCAGTCAGGTGATACAATAGGACTAACACATGGTGGTCTTGGTGCTTCATTATCACTAGGCACCGCAGGTCAAGTTATAAAAGTCAATTCAGCAGCCAATGCTTTAGAGTTTGGTGTTGTAGAAGCAATTGTAAATATTGACAATGCAAGTGATTTAACATCTAACACATTAACTGCTAGTGATTTACTTTTAATTTCTGATGGTGGTACTGAAGGTAGAGTAACATTATCACAATTAGATACTTTATTTTCTGGCACATCAAAAACACTTACAAATAAAACTTTTGATTTAGACGCAAATACACTCACAGGAACTTTATCAGAGTTTAATAGTGCTTTACAAAGTGATAGTTTTGTAGGTCTTGCGGCTACTCAAACATTAACAAATAAAACTTTAACATCACCAACAATTAATTCAGCAAGTATATCAGCACCAACATTGACTGGTGCTATAACAGCAACTGGTGCTGTGTTTGCAGGTGGTAGTCCACTTGTATTTGAAGGTGCAACTGATAATGGTTTTGAAACAACTTTTGCAATCACAGATCCTACAGCAGATAGAACAGTTACATTTCAAGACGCTTCGGGCACAGTTGCATATCTAACAGATATTACAGGTGGTGGTGCTTCAGAGTTCTCAACTGTTACAGTTAATACAAGTGTTATATTTGAAGGTTCTACTGATGACGCAAACGAAACAACTTTAGTTGCTTCTGATCCTGATGACGATAGAACAATTACTTTACCAAATGCAACTGATACTTTAGTAGGTAAAGCAACGACTGATACACTTACTAATAAGAGTATTGATAGTGATAATAATACAATTACAAACATTGTAAATGCAGACATTAAATCAAGTGCTGCGATTGCAGATTCAAAATTAGCTACAATATCTACAGCAGGCAAAGTAGCATTAACAGCATTAGAAATTGATGGTGGCACAGATATAGGTGCTGCTTTAGTGGACGCAGACTTAATTATTGTTGATGACGGTGCAGGTGGAACAAATAGAAAGGCAACGCTTTCAAGAGTTGCAACTTATATAGAAGGTGGTATATCAGGCGATATAACAATATCAAGTGGTACTGCTGCTATTGGTTCTGGTGTTATTGTAAACGCAGATATAAATTCAAGTGCTGCTATTGCATTTAGTAAAATGGCAGACTTAACTGCTTCAAGAGCATTAGTATCTGACGCAAATGGTGATGTATCTGTAAGTGATGTTACATCAACTGAAATAGGATATCTAGACGGCGTTTCTAGTGCAATACAAACACAGTTAGACAATAAATCAACTAAGGCGTTTGCTATCGCACAGGCTGTCGCATTAGGGTAATATAAATAGTTAAAAGGAAGTAAAACATGGCAGTCCCAAATACTAGAGAAACATTAAAACAGTATTGTCTAAGGTCTTTAGGTAAACCTGTAATCGACATAAATGTTGATGAAGATCAGGTTGAAGATAGAATAGACGAAGCGTTACAATATTTTGCTCAATATCACACAGACGGCGTTGAGAGAATGTATTTAAAATACAAAGTAACTGCTGATGATAAAGTAAGATTGACAAAAAACAAATCTTTTAACGCTGATGAAAATGGCACTGTTGCAGAAAATATTGAATTAGAAACAGGCACAAATACACAAGAGGAAGGTGCTGGTGATGTAATTCAAGAATCGGGTTCTGCTTTACTTACTGAAGATTCAAGTCTAGTAAGAACAGTTTACGAAGAAACACAAAATTACTTAATTGTTCCTAATTCTGTAATTAGTGTTGTAAATGTTTTTCCATTATCTGACAGAGCAAATTTAAATATGTTTGATGTTAGATATCAATTAAGATTAAATGATTTATATGATTTTTCATCTACAAGTATCGTTCACTATGAGATGACTATGAGACACTTAGATTTTTTAGATCATATTTTAGTGGGCGAAAAACCACTTAGATTCAATCAGTTGTCAAATAGATTATATATTGATATGGATTGGAATGAAGATATAGACGCTGACGAATACTTAATTATAGAATGTTATCGTAAGTTAGATCCATCTTCACACACAAATATCTTTGATGATCTATATTTAAAAAGATACACAACTGCTTTAATCAAAAGACAATGGGGACAAAATCTATCAAAGTTTTCAGGCACAGCGATGTTAGGTGGTGTTACACTTAATGGTCCTGAATTGTTTTCTACTGCAATACAAGATATACAAAAGTTAGAGGACGAAATAAGAACAAACTACGAAGAACCTCCTCACATAATGCAAGGATAATTAAATGCCAACAAATGTCTATTTTGACACAGGCACAACATCAGAGCAAAGATTATACGAAGATTTAATAATCGAACAGCTTAAGATTTATGGCCAAGATGTCTTTTATTTACCGAGAAAGATTGTAAACAAAGATAATATCTTTGGTGAAGATCCTGCAAGCCAATTTGATGATTCATATATTATTGAAATGTATGTTGACAATACTGATGGATATATGGGCGAACAAGAGATTATTAAAAAGTTTGGTTTAGAACTAAGAGATGATATTGTATTTACTCTATCTAAACTAAGATGGGAAACACTAGTAAAAAATAATAGTGATCTAACTGCTGAAAGACCACAAGAAGGTGATCTAGTTTACTTCCCAACTACAAACGCATTTTTTGAAATACAGTTTGTAGAACATGAACAACCATTTTATCAACAAAGTAATTTACCAACTTATAAATTATCTTGCACAAGATTTGAGTATAGTTCAGAAAGAATTGATACAGGTATTTCAACAATTGATAGTATCGAAGATAGTTTATCAACTGATACTATGAACTTCCAGTTTAGTTTAGAGAACGAAACAGGATCATTTGTATTAGAAAGTAGTATTGGTGCAATAGATTATATGATTAATGAAAGTTTCACAATGGCAGATCAGGCAACAAACGATCAAGGTCAAATATTTGAAACAGAAGCAGGCACAAATACTTCAGCTACAACTGATGACATACTAGACTTTAGCGAAAGAAACCCATTTGGTGAGGTTGACGAATACTAATGTTTGGTGAACATTTCTATCATAAAAAAATTCGTAATACTGTTATTGCGTTTGGCACAATATTTAACAATGTAAATATTAAGAGATTAGATTCTAGCGGGAATCCACTACAAAATATAAAAGTGCCTTTATCTTATTCACCTAAGGAAAAGTTTCTTGCAAGATTAGACGCACAGCAAGACTTAACAGGTGATGATTCTAAAGTGGCAATCACTCTACCTCGAATGTCATTTGAAATCACTGGATATTCATATGACGCTACTAGAAAATTAAATAAGAATCAAAAGATAACAAAAGTTACAACAAACGCCGATACAACTAAAATGAATAATCAGTATATGCCTGTGCCATATAATGTGAACTTTCAGTTAAATGTTTTTACTGCAAATTCAGATGATGGATTACAAATCATAGAACAAATATTACCTTACTTTCAACCAGATTATACTGTTACTATGATTGAAGATAGAACTATGGATACAAAAAGAGATATACCGTTTATTTTAAATAGTGTAGATTATTCAGATGACTACTCAGGATCACTAACTAGTTTAAGAAGAATAATTTATACTTTAAGTTTTACTGCAAAAGTATATCTATATGGACCAATCAGCACTAACGCAATAATCAAAAAGGTATCTGCTGATCTATATTCTGATACAGGTAGTAATGCACCAAGAGTAGAGAGAGTTACAGTGCAACCAAACCCTACATCTGCTGATAAAGATGACGCTTACACTTATACGACTACATTAGAATTTTTTACAGACACTTTAGATTATGATGAGACAACTGGTGAAGATAAGACTTCTAGTCCTACTAAACCGTCATAGAAAGATTTAAATGAGCAAAATTGATGATAAACTAAATGAAGTATTAGGTATTGCTGAAGAACCAAACGAGTTAGAAGTTATACAAAAAGAAACAAAAGATTTAGTTGTACCACAAGATAAAGATCCAGAAATAGATTTTGAAACTGGTAGAAAAAATCTTTATAATTTAATTGACAAAGGTAATGAAGCAATTGATGGTATATTAAGTCTTGCAAAAGAGGGTGAACATCCTCGTGCTTATGAAGTTGCAGGACAACTAATTAAAACAGTAAGTGAAGTATCGCAAAATTTACTAGACTTGCAAGATAAGTTAAAGAAAGTAAAAGAAGTGCCAGATAAAGGACCTAAAAATGTAACTAACGCTTTATTTGTAGGATCTACGACTGAACTACAAAAAATGTTAAAGGAAAAGAAATGATATTTTTTAGACAAAAACTAGAAGAAGTAATTACATTACCACCACCCCCTAAAAATGATATGGCTGAAGCGGTGCAAGTGAATGAAATAACAAGAGTAAGAACACCAGAACAGGTACAGTCTGTTAGAGATCACGATCAAGATCCTTATTTTGCTATTAAAAAAGTTATTAAAAAATATAAATTAGAATTTCATGAAAATGAACTTGAACAAATTTTAAAAGAATCTGTTCCGATAATTACACATTTTAAAGATTTCTTTAATCGAAAAAGACCTCATGTTGTTTTACCTGAAATTCAAACATTACCAAGTAAGACAAATAAAACACCTGCCTATCCTAGTGGTCATGCTTGTCAATCAGTTATTATTGCAAGATATGTGGCAGGTAAAGAACCAAGAGCAGAAAAAGAATTGATGAAAGCTGCTTATGAGTGTGGATATGGTAGAGTGGTTGCAGGTTTTCATTATATATCTGATTTTGATATAGGTAATTTACTTGGTGAAAAAATGTATGTGTTAATGAATAAAGCAGACTTTGGTCTTGAATTAGCTGAAGATAATGCAAGAGGCATAAGAATAAAATATAAAGACTTATCAAAATCACTAAAACAATTAGTTTAATCACATGGCAACAACAGATCAATATTTAGGTAATCCTAATTTAAAAAAAGCACATACACCTTCTCGTTTTACAAAAAAACAAATTCAAGAAGTTGTAAAGTGTTTAGAAAGTCCTAAATATTTTATAGAAAATTATTTAAAAATTGTCACCATTGATAAAGGTCTTGTACCTTTTGAGATGTATGACTTTCAGCGGAAGATGGTAGATACTTTCCACGACAATAGGTTTACAATATGTAAATTACCTAGACAGAGTGGAAAGTCAACTATCATAGTCTCTTACCTCTTACATTATGTCTTATTTAATGACAATGTGAATGTTGCGATACTGGCCAACAAATCATCTACTGCAAGAGATTTGTTAGGTCGTTTGCAATTGGCTTACGAACATCTACCCAAATGGATGCAACAAGGCGTTCTCAACTGGAACAAAGGTTCACTCGAACTAGAAAACGGAAGTAGGATTGTAGCGGCAAGTACCTCTTCTAGTGCTGTTCGAGGAAGTACCTTTAATATTATATTTCTAGACGAGTTCGCTTATGTGCCTAACAATATTGCTGAAGAATTTTTTAGTTCAGTTTATCCTACAATATCTTCTGGTAAATCATCAAAGGTGATGATCGTATCTACACCACATGGTATGAATATGTTTTACAAGATGTGGATAGACGCAACAAATAAAAATAATAACTTTGTTCCTGTCGAAGTGCATTGGAGTGAAGTGCCAGGTCGTGATGAAAAATGGAAAGAAGAAACAATCAAGAATACAAGTGAAGCTCAGTTTCAAACAGAATTTGAATGTGAGTTCTTAGGTAGTGTTGATACACTTATCAATGCAAGTAAAATTAAGACTATGCCAGTTGTCGAACCTAAACGAAGTGGTGGTTTAGATGTTTATGAAATGCCAAAGAAAAAACATCTTTATACAATGACAGTTGACGTATCACGAGGATTAACAAATGATTACTCAGCATTTTGTATTGTAGATTGCACAAGCGTGCCATACAAAGTAGTTGCAAAGTATAGAGATAATGAAATTAAACCACTTGTCTTTCCAAGTATCATAGAAAAAATTGCTAAACACTACAATAACGCATTTATATTAGTAGAGATAAACGACTTAGGTCAACAAGTTGCAGATAACTTACAGTTTGAATTAGAGTATGACAACATGATGATGGTTACACAAAGAGGTAGATCAGGTCAAGTATTAGGTGGAGGATTTAGTGGTCGTGGCAATCAATTAGGTTTGAGAATGACAAAAGGCACTAAAAAAATTGGAACTTCTAATCTGAAAAGTTTAATTGAAGGTGATAAATTAATCATTCAAGATTTTGATATAATATCTGAATTATCAACTTTTATTGCCAAAGGAAAATCTTTTGAGGCTGAACCAGGTGCGACAGACGACTTAGTAATGTGTCTTGTTATATTTTCGTGGTTGGCAAATCAAAGATATTTTAAAGAGTTGACCGATGTAGATGTCAGAGGTCAAATGTTTACTGAACAACAAAATGCCATAGAAGCAGATATGGCACCTTTTGGTTTCATAGATAATGGTATAGACGATCCAAGTGGTCGTAATAATTCGTTTTTTGACGATTCAGGTGAGTTATGGCAACCTGTATCTATCTATAAAGGCGAATAGTGTAGTTTTGATATATCATAAATATATGCAAAGGGTTATAACTAATAAACTTAATATTAAGGAGAACTAAAATATGGCTTTTCAAGTATCACCAGGTGTTCTCGTTACTGAAAAGGATCTTACTAATGTCATTCCTGCCGTATCAACTAGTGCAGCTGGCATAGTAATAACAGCAGAAAAAGGACCAATTGATGAGATCACTACGATTTCATCTGAAAATGAGTTGGTTGAAATATTTGGTAAACCAAATGCAAACAACTTTGAAGAATTTTTCTGTGCTGCTAACTTTTTAGGATACGGAAACAATCTGAAGGTAGTAAGACCAATCACAGGTTTAGTAAACGCTGTGTCAACTGGTACTGCTGTCTTGATTAAAAATACTACTGATTATCTTGATACATATATGACAGATTCAGGTGCTGGATCTATCACTAATATAGGACCTTGGGCTGCAAGAGAGGCAGGAACACTAGGAAACAATTTAAAAGTTTCTTTATGTTCTAACTCAACTGCTTTCGGACCACACTCAATGAGTGGTAATCTAGTTAATGACGCTACTGCTGCTATCGGAGATACAACAATATCTGTTGACGATGGTAGTTTAATGCAAGTTGGCGACATACTAGAGTTTGGAGACGCAAGTAATGTGCCTTCAACTGATGGTGCACCTTCAGGATTCTTTTACAAGATAACTGCAATTAGCACAAACTTATTAACAATTGCAAGATTCAATCCTGCTACTGGTCAAACAGAATCAGGTGGATTAAGACACGCTGTCGTTGACAACGCAAAAGTCCTAAGACATTGGGAATTCTATTTCAACTTTGACGGACCACCAACAACAACTGATGATGTATCAGCTGCAGGCGGTTCACTAGACGAAATGCACATCGCTGTTATTGACGAAGATGGCGGAATCACAGGAACTGCAGGAGAAATCTTAGAAACTTTTGCTGGTGTTTCACAGGCACATGACGCTAAAGACGCTTCAGGTAATTCAAACTATTATCCAGATGTGCTTTACAGAAACAGTAAATTTATCTACTGGATAGATCACATCAGCACTTTATCAGATGGTCTTGGTAAAACAGGAACAACTTTCGATAATACTGTTGGTGACGCTTTCGTAGTATCTAACACTTCACTTAGTGGTGGAACAGATGACTTTGTTGCTACAAACGCTGAGATCGCAACTGCATACGAAAAATTTAATGATGTAGAAAATGTTGATTTATCTTTACTCATTTGTGGTCCTTCACAGACAAGTGCTGACGCTACTGGCGACACAAAAGCAACTGCTGTTATGGATATTGCAACTGCAAGAAAAGATTGTGTAGCATTTATTTCACCTGCGAGAGCAGATGTTGTAGGTGTCGCAAACGCAGTAACACAAACACAAAATGTCGTAGCATTTGCTGATGGTTTACCATCGTCAAGTTATGCTGTTATCGATAGTGGTTACAAATATATGTATGATAAATACAATGACGTATTCAGATTTGTACCATTAAATGGTGACATCGCTGGACTTTGTGCAAGAACAGATAACATCGCTGATCCTTTCTTCTCACCCGCTGGATTTAACAGAGGGCAGATTAGAGGTGCAGTAAAACTTGCTTTCAATCCAAATCAAACACAAAGAGATGAATTGTATAAAGCAAGAGTTAATCCTGTAACAGCATTTCCTGGTCAAGGAACTGTGTTGTTTGGTGATAAAACTGCTCAATCAAAACCAAGTGCATTTGATAGAATCAACGTAAGAAGATTGTTTATCACTTTAGAGAAAGCAGTTTCTACAGCTGCTAAATTCCAACTCTTTGAGTTCAATGATGAATTTACAAGAGCACAATTTAGAAATCTAGTAGAACCTTTCCTAAGAGATGTACAAGGTAGACGAGGTATTACAGACTTTAGTGTTGTTTGTGATGATTCAAATAACACAGCAGATGTAATAGATAGAAACGAATTTAGGGCTGACATTTTTGTTAAACCTGCTCGTTCTATTAACTTCATTCAACTTAACTTTATTGCTACTCGTACAGGTGTTGCCTTTACTGAAGTAGCAGGCGCATAGGAGGGATAAAAAATGGCAAACATTAATGACTTTAAGGCCCGACTAAAAGGCGGTGGCGCAAGAGCCAATCAGTTTAAGGTAACATTACCTTTTCCTGGATACTCAGCAGTTGGTGGAGAAACAGCAACATTAGCATTCTTATGTAATGCTACATCAATACCTGGACAAAATCTTGGTACTGTTCCTGTAAACTTCAGAGGCAGAATACTAAACTTAGTCGGCGATAGAACATTTAATCCATGGTCTATTACTGTATTAAATGATACAGACTTCTTAATTTACAGAGGTCTAGAAAGATGGATGAACGGGATGAATAATATGACTGATAACGAGGGGTTAACTAATCCTTCAGATTATCAAGTTGATATATTCGTAGATCATTTAGATAGAAATGGAAGCACACTTAAATCTTATACTTTAAGAGGTGCATTCCCAACTGCTCTAGATGATATTGCTCTAAACTATGGTACTAATAATACCATTGAGGAGTTCAGCTGTTCATTTACATATCAGTATTTTGAAACAGATACTACTACATAATAATAATAAGTTATAAGGAAAATATAATATGGTACAATTACTTGGCTTCCAAATAACGAGACAATCAGATGAAAGGGAGAAGCCCGCTGAAGCAAAACAAGCCTTCACGGTGCCTTCTCCTGATGATGGCACAACCACCATATCAGCAGGCGGCTACTTTGGTCAATACCTCGATATGGAGGTTACTGCCAAGAATGATGTTGACTTAATTAAAAGATATAGAGAAGTTGCCCAACATCCTGAATGTGATATGGCAATTGAAGATATCATCAATGAAGTTATTGTCTCAGACGATAGAGATCAGTCAGTCTCAATATCGCTAGATAAACTAGCAGTTTCGGAGAATATCAAAACAAAAATTCGTAACGAATTTGATGAAGTTATGAGTTTACTTAACTTTGATGAAAAAGGTCATGATATATTTAAAAGATTCTATATCGATGGTCGTATTTACTTTCATAAAGTTATAGATCCAACTAGTCCAAGAAAAGGACTCACAGAAATTAGATATATCGACCCACGAAAGATTAAAAAAGTTCGTGAGGTAACAAAGAAAAGAGATACAAAAAGTGCAAAAGGTATAGAGATTATAGAAAAGACCGCAGAGTGGTTTGTCTATAATGAAAAAGGAATGTCATCAGCAAACTCAAATGCTGGTCTTAAAATATCTACTGATTCAATAACTTATGTTACATCTGGTATTATTGACCAGACTAAAAATATGGTTATGGGTCATTTACATAAGGCAATAAAACCTGTTAATCAATTAAGAATGATTGAGGATGCTGTTGTTATTTACAGAATAGTAAGAGCACCTGAAAGAAGAATATTTTATGTTGATGTAGGTAATTTACCGAAAGTAAAAGCAGAACAATACCTTAGAGATGTTATGGCAAGATATAGAAACAAACTTGTCTATGACGCTTCTACTGGTGAAATTAGAGATGACAGAAAACATATGTCTATGCTCGAAGATTTTTGGTTACCTCGTAGAGAAGGTGCAAAAGGCACTGAAGTTTCTACACTTGCAGGTGGTCAAAATCTTGGTGAGATTGCAGATGTGCAATACTTTCAAAAGAAGTTATACAAATCTCTCAATGTTCCTATCTCTAGAATGGAATCAGAAAACGGTTTCAATTTAGGTAGAGCTGCAGAGATTACAAGAGACGAACTTAAATTTACTAAGTTTGTTCAAAGATTAAGAAAAAGATTCACTCAATTATTTCATGATGTATTAAAAACACAATTAGTTCTAAAAGGTATTATGACTATTGAAGATTGGTCTAGTATTAAAGAACATATACAGTATGATTATTTAAGAGATGGATATTTTTCTGAGTTAAAAAATGCAGAAATATTAAGAGAAAGATTAAATCTTGCAAATGAAGTAAGTCCTTATGTCGGTAAATACTTTTCTGTTGAATACGTTAGAAAGAATGTATTAAGACAAAGTGATGAAGATATTATCGAGATAGATGGTCAGATTCGAAACGAGATTAAACAAGGTATTATTGCTGCTCCTGAAGGACAAGATATGCAGGATGATAACGAGGATACCGATATAAATATAGGAGATAATTAATTATGTCAAATGATAATGTAAAAACAATGGTTGATTCACTTGCAAACGGTGATAATGTTGCCGCTCAAGACGCATTTAAAAGTGCTCTATCAGATAAAATAGGTAGTGCCTTAGATGATAAA